AGCAGACACTTTTGATCATTCAGACTTTTTAACAGAAGCATCTAATGATCCAGAATGTAAAACAGATTATTTTTGGGTGGTAGATAAAGATGTTACACCTAAAGAAGATTTTGCATTTGACTTTCACCCACATTTTTTTCACAGCAATCATGTACACATATGGCAAAAAGAAAATGCTGTTACAGGCTTAATATATGAGAATGGTGGTGTAAAGCTATTTCCAAAAAGAAAATACAAAGATGGTGCACCTACTGATCTTGAGTGTACAAGAAACAAATACAAGCCGCTCAAATATATGCAAACTGCGGCTTCAGTAGAGCAACCATACGATATTGTGATGCTGTCATATCATGAACCCACAGCAGAAGAAAATTACAAGAGGCTATGTGAACAATTTCCTAATAGAACAATAAAAAGAGTTAAAGATGTAAAAGGTATTTTCAACGCACATAAACAAGCCGCTGACATTGTAGATACAAAAATGTTTTATGTAGTTGATGCAGATGCACACATAGAACCAACATTTAAGTTAGATCACCAACCACTTGTTTGGGACTTAGATATTATCCATGTATGGAGATGTAAAAATCCTATAAATGATTTAGTATACGGGTATGGTGGTGTAAAATTATTTCCAACTGATCCATTAAGAAAAGCAACAGATTGGAATATTGACTTTACAACGTCAGTAGGTAGTAAATTTAAAGCAATGCCAGAAGTCAGCAATGTCACAGCTTTTAACGTGGATCCTTTTAACACTTGGAAATCAGCATTTAGAGAATGTACAAAATTGGCCTCTAAGATTATCGAAAGACAGAAAAATGACGAAACAGATAATCGATTAAATATATGGTGTAGCTTGGGCAAAGATAAGCAATACGGCGAATATGCTATTGCAGGTGCTAAAGCAGGACGACAGCATGGAACAACTTACAGAGGCAACAAGGATATGTTAAACAAAATTAATGATTATGATTGGTTAAGATCTGAGTTCGAAAAGGTAAAGTAAATGTATAAATGTTTACTTTTACTATACCCAATGGGTGCGGGTGGAGAGTATATTTCTAACCGACTAGCACAATACGAAAATACAAGTACTCCTTTATTTCATAAAAAAGATCCTCGTAATAGATGGCGTTCAGGGTGTCATTTTTGGCGACCAAACGAATTTGCAAAAGATGTTTACCAAGATTTTGGTGATGCATGGAAAAAAATACAATTTGAAAATGATGATAACAAGTTACAAGACGGAGTATGGAATATACAAGTTACTCACAGATTGCCATATGATGAACATCAAAATACTTTTTCTATAGAGCCCGAAGAGTTTAAAAAAATAGTCTACGATGTTTTTAACGAAGTAAGTATTTTACAGTTACGTTGTAAAGATAGTACAGATGCTGGCAAAGTATGGTTACTAGGAATGTTTAAAAGAGTTCCACACTTTGAAAAAGTAAACGCAGAAAGAATAGAAAAAGAAATTTTTAGTTTTTTCCGTGGAAAAACAAACACTCACGGAACAGCTCGTAGTCAACCAGAAAAACTTTCTGATAGTACAATAACAGTTGATCCATGGTACTGGTGGAATAATCCTTTTGAGGAAATGGAAAGAGTCGAAGAATATTTTGGGCTTGATAAAAATCATAAAAACTTTCATAAATTTTATGATGATAAAGCATTTGAAATTTATTGTAAAACCAATGTAGAATTAGCTGATTATCTTTGGGGAGTATACGAAAATAATAATATCACTGACGTAGAATCAATGAATGAAGCTATATTCCATAATGAAGAAGTATTAAGTGAAGCAAAAAAGATTATTCATATGAGTAAATACAAGTTAAAAAAATAGTTATGTACAGATATGACCAGATTAGAACAGTTCATTTAGAAATTACATCGAAGTGCCAGGCGGCCTGTTTACAATGCGATCGTAATATAAATGGTGGAGAACTTAATCCTAATATTTCATTAAGCGAACTAAAGCTAGATGATGTTAAAAAAATATTTGAACCAAAGTTTGTTAGCCAACTACACAGTCTTTTCATGTGTGGTAATTTAGGTGATCCTATTATAGCATCAGATACTCTAGAAGTATTTGAATATTTTAGAAGTATAAATCCAAACATATGGTTGAGCATGAATACAAATGCAGGTGCAAAGAAACCTGACTGGTGGAAAAATTTAGCAACTGTATTAGGCAGAAAAGGTCATGTTATTTTTAGTTTAGATGGATTAAAAGATACAAATCATTTATACAGACAAAATGTAAATTGGAATACTTGTATGGATTCCGCCGAAGCATTTATAGGAGCCGGCGGAAGAGCTAGATGGGATTATTTAATATTTGGTCATAATGAACATCAAGTAGATGAAGCCAAAGAATTATCTGAAAGAATGGGATTTGAAAAGTTTCAAAGTAAAAAGACTGGTAGATTTTTTAGCAATGTTAAATCAAAAGGTAAAGAAGAGCACCAAGGTAAAAATCGAAAAGGTAAAGAAACACAAAAACTAACAAAACCAGATGACAAATTTATAAACAAAGCATTAAAGAAAGAACCTACACTTGTTGAAAAGTATGGATCAATGGACAATTATTACAATAAAGCAAGTATTAACTGTAAAGTATTAAAAGACATGAATGTATATGTTAGTGCCTCTGGACATATATTGCCATGTTGTTGGGTAGCAGGACAATTATACAAATGGTGGGAAAAGCCAGGGTCTAATCAAATATATAGATTTCTAGAAGATGTGGGTGGATTGAATTCTTTAGATGCATTATCAAACGGAATGGAGAAAGTAATGAATAGCCCATTCTTTGATAACATTAAGAACAGTTGGGGTAAAACATCGTGTTCCGGCGGCGATGGAAAACTTAAGGTTTGTGCGGCCAAATGCGGTACAGAGTTTGATCCGTTCGGTGAACAGTTCAAATAAATATCAGTAAGGATCATATTATGACAGAAAAATTACCATCATCAACTTTCTGTGCTTTACCGTGGATGCATTTATCCACAAGACCAGACGGAAATATGCGTGTATGCTGTACTGCAAACGCATCTTCTGTAGGTGCAACTAATGATAAAAAGCATGGCGGTCAAGTTGGAGTATTAAAAACAGCAGACGGTAAACCTGCAAACTTAAACAATTCAGATCTAATGACAGCATGGAACAATGACTACATGAAGAATGTTCGTAAGCAGATGCTAAATGGGGAAATGCCTGCATCATGTTTAAAATGTTATAAAGAAGAAGCCGCAGGACATAGATCAAAAAGACAATGGGAAACTGAATACTGGTTAAACAGATATACTATTGAAGAAATTGTAGGTGAAACAAAAGAAGATGGTTCCATTCCACCTAAAATTAGATATTTAGATTTACGTATGGGATCCAAATGCAATCTAAAATGTATTATGTGTTCACCGCATGATTCGTCATTATGGGTAAAAGATTGGTTAGATGTATATCCTACTATTGAAAACAAAGATTTAAAACAAACAATGGGTTGGGACAATAAAGGTAAAATGCATGGTGCAAATTATAACTGGCATAAAGACAATCCAAAGTTTTGGGATCAGTTATATGAACAGATACCTCATATGTATCAGCTGTATTTTGCAGGTGGTGAGTCCACTATTATTGAAGAACACTACACACTATTGGAAGAAGTTATCAGAAGAGGTTATGCACACAAGATAGAGTTAAGATACAACTCAAATGGACTAGAGATGCCTCAACGTTTATTTGATTTATGGAATAAGTTTAAAAGAGTACGTTTCCACTACTCGGTAGATTCAATAGGTGAAATGAATGACTATATTAGATACCCATCAAAATGGGATCATACAGTAAAACAGTTTCATTTATTAGATAATACAGAAGATAAGATAGAAGTTACAACAGCCTGTGCCGTACAAGCTCTAAATATCTATTATGTTCCCGATTTTATTAAATGGAAGTTAGAACAAAACTTTAAAAAAGTTAACATATGGCCTTTTGGTGCAGGTATGTTAAACTATCATTTTGTATACTGGCCCGGTCATTTAAATGTTAAAATATTTCCACAGTGGTTTAAAGACAAAGTAAAAGCCAAGTATGATTCATTCTATCCATGGCTTGAAGAAAATTGGCATTTAACAGGTGCTCCTGATAAAGAAACATTTATGAAATCTGACTATGGAATTAAAAGATTAAATGGAATGGTAAAATTTATGATGTCTGAAGATTGGTCAGTACGTATGCCACAGTTTAGAGAGTATATTACAAAATTTGATCAGCAAAGAGGAACTGACTTTAAAAAAGTATTTCCAGAAATGGCAGACTTGCTAGATGAATCACTAGATAAGAAAATTATAGCAATGCCTACAGGTGAGAAAAATGAAAAACTTGAAAAAGAACTCGGCGATGGCGGAACAATCTGATCTTAAAAAGAAATGGAAAGACATGGTTACCCATGTTACAACGCCTAGACGTAAACTAGATGGAATGGCAGTATGTCCATTTGCTAGTATGGGATTTAAGAGAAATGAAATAGATGTTGTATGGGTAAAAAAAGATATGTTTGTAAAAGCCGATAACATACTTAATGATTATCCAAAAGACAAACAATTAGTTTTATGTATTGGTGACCCAGAAGATTACACACTTGAACAATTAGAAACTTGGGAAAAAGACAATCAAGCAAAAGCTGTTGAAAAAGACTTGTACATTTATACTTCTTACAAAACAAAAGAAAAACAACAATCAGCAGGATATAACAGCAAAGTATCTGATGGACCAGTAGGAGGATTTGGATCTGGTAATAAAGGATTAGCAATCATACAAATACAAGTGTTAAGCGATTTAAATGAAAAGTCAGAGTGGATGCACAAAAACACAAAATATTATAATAAATGGGATAAAAAATATTACAGTTCAATTGTAAAACAAAGATACAAAGACAGCAAATATAATAGTGAAGATTTTGAAAAATATATTAAGAATCCACCTTGGAATAATAATGAGGATAATAATTAATGGTTAACAGTTATAAGAAATTTTTTAGTAATGAACCTGTAGTAAAATGCTATTCTGAATTTCAACCTCTAGAAGAAGTTATAGTGGGTAATACTTACGCACCTGATTGTTTTGATAGTAGTAATAAATTTAGTAAAGAAGCAAAAGATTTGTTAAAGAGAGTTTTTACAGAAACAGCAGAAGACTTAGAAGTACTTGTTGATATATTAAAAAAAGAAGGCGTAATCGTAAAACGTCCTAAAGCAATGCAAGACCCACTTGCAAAATATGATATGGGTGAGTTTGATATAGAGTATGCTAATCAACCGTTACAACCAAGAGACATACTAGGATTTTATGGTAATAAAATTATTGAAGCATACACAAAAGACAGAACTAGATATTTTGAAAATTGGTGTTCAAGAGATATACTAAAAGAATATTACTTAGGTGGTGCTAAATGGATATCTATGCCACCTCCACAACTAAACAAAAAAACTTATCAAGATTATTACAAGCATAGTGAAATACTTTTTCACAATGCCAATTTAATTAAATGTGGTAAAGATATATTTCATTCTCAGTCACATCAAAAAGATCCTATAAAAGGCAAAGGCACTGAGCAAGGACTAGAATGGTATAAACAGCAGTTACCTGAATTTAGATTTTCC